TTCATCTACAGTTTTTGGTGCTATAAAGTCTACGTATGTTACCGACTTCTTTTGACCTATTCTGTGTGCTCTGTCTTCTGACTGTAGTCTTTTTTCTAAGTCATATCCATTAGAGAAATAAACCACTGTACCTGCTTCTGTAAGTGTAATACCATAACCTGCGGTCTGTGGATTACCTATAAAGTATTTAACTTTAGAGTCAGGGTCCTGAAACTTTTTAATAGCTTTAGCTCTATCATCAGCTGACGTAGCACCATAATATTGTACCACGGTTTCTGTTCCATATTCTTTAGATACAGTTTTGACTAATGCTTCTATGTCATGGATATAGTTAGCCCAGATAATAACTTTACCCTCTACCTCATCTAACAAATTAATTAGTTCATCTGTTCTAGAATTTTTAAGATCAGTAGTTGTGCCATCATCATTTTTTAGATGACCACACGTGATCTGGTGAAGTCGCATCATTTGAGTTAGAACGTGAGGCGCTGTAGCCATCTTACCTTTTAAAGTAGCGAGGGCCGCGGATTTCATAGTAGAATAAGCTTCTTTTTGCTCTTTACTTAGCTCTACTTCTCTTTTTATGTACACTTTATCAGGTAAATCTAAGCATTCTTCTTTTAATACACGATAAGAAAAACCTTTTAGTATTTCTGCAAGTTCATCTAGTCTTTGATAACTATGTACAAGTTGTACTCTACGACCACCAAAGTTGTGAGTCTTCATAACTGCATATCTATTTTTAAAAGAATAGTAAGAGCCAGATTCTAATAACTCTTCATTTAAAAAAGCGCATTGACTAAATAAATCTAATGGTGATTTAGTTACAGGAGAACCTGTAAGAATTCTTTTGTAATAAGCTTCTTTACCTAACGCTACAATAGCTTTAGTTCTTTTAGCTGTAGGTGTTTTGATTGTAGTAGATTCATCGATAGCCATAATAGCTCTGTGTGCTCGTAAAAATTTACCTGCAAACAATCTACCTTTGTCTGTACTTAAAGCCTCAACATTCATGATTAGGATGTGAAGGTCATAGCCAGTTGCAAATAATGATTGATACTCTTTATCCTTTGCTTTTGATGTTGAAGCAGTCCAGAGTACCATTTTAGGTTGTATGTGACTAGCTAAATGTATTGGTATTTCTTGAGTAAACCAATTGTTATAAACACCTTTTGGTGCTATAATTAATGCGCCATTTATTTTACCTTTATCATAAAGCATAGACATATTATCTACTAACACTTTAGATTTACCTGTACCCATTTCCATAAAGTACGCATAGTTTTTTTTATCAACAGATTTTTCTAATGCTTTAATTTGATGAGCATAAGGTTTAGTCTTAAATTTATAGTTCATAATTATTTTCTTCTTTCTAGTTGACAATTATATAAACACTACTATATAGTCTGTCAAGAGAATAATAGAATTAAATAGAAAGTTTAAAAATGAAAAATAAAATATTTGAATTATACAAACCTAAATCTTTAGCAGATTTTTTATCTTTTAAAGAAGAGAATCCTAAAGAAAATTTTGTGTATGTATTACAACATCCACCAGCAAATATAAATATTTTAGGTGCATCTGATTTTGGTTACTTGGTAATTTGTTTACCTAACTTTGGTCCAGACTCACAAATAATATTTAGCTCTAGTCCTTTTGTTTTTAAAATGCAAAAAAACTTAAGAGATTTTAGAGAACAAGATTACGTGTTATTAACAGGAGATCCTGCAGTTATAGGAATATCTTGTGCAATAGTAAGTGATAATACAAATGGAAAATTTAACCTCTTGAAATGGGATCGAAGAGAGGCTAAATACTATCCTATTAATTTCGATCTCTATCAGAAAGGATAACTATGAGTGACGATATAAGAAATATGATGTTAAATGATTCTACAGATCTTTTAGATAATGTAGAAGTAAACACAATAGCTGCTGAGTGTGTTAATCTTAAAAAAAAAGAAGATGAGATTGCAGATTTAGAAGAGCAACTTAAAAAGAAAAAAGAAGAAGCAGACTTTATAAGTTCTAATGTAATACCAGAACTACTTGCTGAACAAGGTTTATCAGAAATTAAATTATCTGATGGATCTAAAGTATCTGTTAAAAAAGAATTCAGAGCAACAGTACCTAAAGATGATACTAAAAGAGAGAATGCTCTACAATGGCTTCGTGACCAAGGATTGGGAGATATTATTAAAAATAATGTTTCTGTTTCTTTTGGTAAAGGAGAAGATGACAAGGCTGAGCAATTGCTTAACCTTGCAGCTGAGAATGGTTTTGAGCCACAACAGAAATCTGATGTGTCTTGGAATACGTTAACAGCTCTATATCGGGAGCGTGTTGAGGCCGGCCTCGACATGCCTTCTGATTGCTTTAGTCTTTGGATTAAAGATAAAACTAAAATCAGCCGGAAATAACTAATGGAGAATGTATAATGGCTAATGAAATGACAGCTAAAAACACAGGATCCGTTGCCTTGTTTGGCGACGACCTGCAACAAGGTTTTGAGAACATGACGCAAGAAGATATGGCGTTACCGTTTGTCAGAATCTTAGGACAACTATCACCGCAGGTAACTGATGGTGATGCGAAGTATATAGATGGTGCTAAACCAGGCATGATTTATAATACTGTTACCAGCGAATTGTTCGATGGTAAAAAAGGTATCAAGGTAATTCCTTGTTATTACAAAAAGGATTATCCAGAATGGTCTGATAGAGGAGATGGCCCAGGAGCACCTGTAGCTTCTCACCTACCAAACAGTCCGGTAATTCAAACAGGTAAGAGAGATGGATCTAAAATTAGATTACCTAACGGTAACTATTTAGAAGAGACAGCTTCTTATTATGTTTTGGTTGAAACAAAAGCAGGTGGGATGACACCAGCGTTGATAACTATGAAGTCGACGCAGCTTAACGTTAGTAAAAAATGGAATTCTATGATGAAAACCATACAAATACCTGACGGTAAGGGTGGATTTGCTATCCCTCCGATGCATGGGGTTGTGTATAACTTAGCATCTGTACTACAAAAGAACGATAAAGGTTCTTGGTATGGTTGGTCTGTAACACAAGACAGAATAATGGGACAGGATGATAAGACTTTGTACTTAAGTGCAAAAGACTTTAATCAAAGTGTTGCCAAAGGAAACGTGCAAACAAAAGCTGATGTTGAAGAGAAAAGTAAAGATAGTACTCCGTACTAAATTTATTTTGAAGGGGATCGCAAGATCCCCTTTACAAAGAAAGGAAAAAGGAATATATGGAAAAATTCAAACAAATATTTAACGGATTAACAATAGCATATGGACAATACCAACCCGGTGACAGAGGAGAAAACGGTAAACAACAAGGCAAAGCCTTTATTGTTCGTAAAAACGTCAACGACGGGCTTTGGTCCGATCACTTGGCAGGAAGAGGTCCGGCCCTCGGGATTATCCCTATCACAGATACTAATGATTGTAGGTGGGGGTGTATTGATATTGACGAATATAACTTTGATCACGCTGGCCTCATTAAAAGTATTAGGGATCATAAGCTACCCTTAATAGTTTGCCGTAGTAAGTCAGGCGGCGCACACGTATTTTTATTTACTAAAGAAAACATTGCAGCATCTTTGATGCAATCAAAATTAAAAGAGATGGCTATCGTACTTGGGTATGAAGGGTCAGAAATTTTTCCAAAACAAACAGAAATATTAGTGGAACGTGGGGACACTGGTAATTTTTTAAACTTACCCTACTATGACGGAACGAAAGGATTAAGATATGCGATTGATGATAACGGTAATGCTATTACACTTGAGCAGTTTTATACTGCGTATGATAAGTATAGTTGCACCAAAGGAGATGTTGAAGGAATTCGAGTTGCAGAACAAAAAAGAGAAGAAGCTTTCCCCTTGGGACCGCCGTGTTTAAACAAACTAGCGTCAATTGGTTTTGGAGAAGGATCTAGAAACAATGCGCTATTTAACATAGCAGTTTTTTATAAACAATCTAAACCTGATACATGGGAAGATGAAATTGTAAAAGCCAACATGAAATTTATGGACCCACCATTAAATAATAATGAGGTACAACAATTAATTAAATCAGTTAACAGAAAAGGTTATGACAAATACAGATGTAAAGATGCGCCAATTAATTCTGTATGTCAATCAGGTTTGTGTAGAACTAAAAGATTTGGTGTAGGATTTGGTGAAGAAGAGATGCCTGTCCTAGGAAGTTTAACTAAGTATACATCAACACCACCACAATGGTTTTTAGATGTAGATAAAAAAAGAATAGAATTAAAATCAGAACAACTTTACAATCCTGGTATGTTTGCTTTAGCATGTTTAGATCAAGCAAATAAAATTGTACCTGTACCTAAACCAAAAGATTGGAAACAACATTTTTTAAAACCGATGATGACTAACTTACAAGAAGTAGAACCATTGGAGTCTTTAGATCCTATTAATGAAGTGACAGGACTCTTGCAAGATTGGACTACTAACAGACAGACAGCAAGAACTATGGACGATATATTTAATAAACTACCATACACAGATGGAGAGTTTACATATTTTAGAATGGAAGACTTTTATAGTTTCTTAAAAAAGAATAACTGGGATATGGATAAAATTAAAACAGGTAACTTAATAAAAAGACTAGAAGATATATTTGTAGAAGAAATAAGAATGACAATTAAAAAACAAACACCAAGACTAATTAAAATTAATACTATGAAAAAAGTAGAACCATCTACATCTAAAGAACCTTATCACCAGGAACATTTTTAATGAAATATTCTAAAGACGTAGGAATAAATTGGCATCTAAGATTTAGATTAATAATACAAGAACTAAAAGAAGAACTAGAACTAACACAAATACATTTAAACATAGCAGAAAGGAAGTTGAAGAAATATGAAGACGATAATATTAGGGCCACCAGGAACGGGAAAAACAACAACGTTGTTAAACTTAGTGGACGAATTCCTAAAGAACGGGATTAGACCTAAACAAATTGGGTACTTTTCGTTTACTAAAAAAGCCGCAACAGAGGCGGCTGATCGTGCTGCAGAAAAGTTTGGACTAGATAAAGAGAACGATTTACCTTTCTTTAGAACTCTACATTCATACGCATTTAATCAATTAGGTATGACTAAAGAGAAAATGATGAAGTCAGAAGATTATAAGGAATTTGGGCAGAAATGTGGCATACCAATTAGGACTGCAAACTATTCTACAGAAGATGGTACATTTAATTCTGATAATGAATATCTTACAATTATAAATACAGCTAGAGTTAAGCGTTTAGACTTACTAGAATATTATGATTCTAGAAAAAATATATTAGACATAGAACGAAGTACATTATTTCTACTAGCAGAAGAATTAAAAAGATTTAAAAAAGAAAAAGGTCTGAAAGACTTTACAGATTTACTAGAACTATTTTTAAAAAAAGAAATGTTAAATAAGTTTGAGGTGTTGTTTATAGATGAAGCACAAGATCTATCTTTGTTGCAATGGGACATGGTAAGAAAGATTTGGGCAAGAGCAGGTAAAACTTATATTGCAGGTGATGATGACCAAGCAATATTTAAATGGGCCGGTGCAGATGTAGATCACTTCATAGCATTAAAAGAAGAAGTTGATGACATACAAACATTAAATCAATCTTATCGTATACCTGGTGGACCTATACATGAATTGTCACAAAGTATTATTAACAAAGTACAAAACAGATTTGACAAAGAATATAAACCTAGAGATGAGATGGGTGTATTAAAAAGATATTCTGACATAACACAAGTCGATATGTCTAAAGGTAACTGGCTAGTATTGTCTTCTGCTAATTATTTTTTAGATGATGCTAAAGATTTATGTGAGATACAAGGATGGTACTATCAATTTAAAGGTATGAACTCTGTATCATTAAAATTATTATTAGCTCTTAACAATTGGGAACAATGGCGTAAGGGTGAACTGTTAAATCATTTAGAAATAAAAAACATTTATGAGTATTTAGGATCTAGTGTAGTACCTGGATTTCAAAAAGGTAAAACACTACATTCTGATACAAAATATAAAATAGAAGAGTGTCAAAAAGATCATGGTTTAACAACTTCTGCTGTATGGTTCGATGCCTTTGAAGGTTTAGATCCTATCACAGAAACTTACATTCGTAACATGAGGGCGAATGGTGAGATGATAAATAAAAATCCTCGTATAAAAATGTCAACTATACACGGAGCGAAAGGAGGAGAAGCCGACAACGTTTTATTATTACAGGACCTTACAGGCGCAGCGATAGAAACTTTTAGTCATGACCCGGATGAATTACATAGATTATTTTATACTGGAGCGACGAGAGCGAAGCGTGAATTGCATGTGTTGGACCCTAAAAACTTTGATCGAGCTTATGTACTATGAAGAAAAAAACAACAGAAGATTGGAAGTTTAAACAAGTTGGAGGATCTCATTACATGTATATGAAGATACAGCCAGCAGAATTTATAAATAAAAATAAGTTGCTTTTTGCTGAGGGCAACGCTATAAAGTATATATGTAGGCACTCAGAGAAGGGTGGCATACAAGATATAGATAAAGCAATACACTATCTTGAGATGGTAAAGGAGAGAGACTACGAATGAGAAGAACACAGATCCCATTATTTGCACCCGAAACAGAATGGGTTGCACCACACGAACTAAAAGATTTATCAGGAGCCAAAGAAGTATCTATTGACTTAGAGACTTATGATCCTGAATTAACTACGTTAGGGTCCGGTAATGTCATCGGTAGAGGCCATATTGCAGGCGTTGCGGTGGCCGTAGAAGGCTGGTCAGGCTATTATCCGATAGGTCATGAGGGTGGTGGAAATATGGACAAAAAACTTGTTTTAGAGTGGGTCCAGGATCTAGTTAATC